TTGGGCATACGAACTTTGCGTGAAAAACCTTTAACATCTTGCTTTACTTTAACTTTTGCTTGTTTTTCTTTTCTGCTTTTAATGTTAAACACTCCCGTTCCCATCGTATCGCCTTGGTCAACAAATCGTCTATGAGGTTTTACATATTGCACTACATTACCGCCATCATTGTGTATCTTTGCATAAGGTAAATCAGTTGAAATCTTAATGCTTAAAGCTGCTCTGTTTGCGGGGTTTCTCTTTATGCTTCTACGTAGGTCACCAGTCTTAACTAATATTGCACGACCTGCTTTAACACTCCTTACTGTTCCCGCTGCTTTTGCTGATTTCTTGCTACCTCTGCCCTTTCGCTCACTTACTTGTCTTTTTTTCCATTTCTGCACACTTTGGTCATCCCACCCTTGCTTTCTAAACGAATCAACAAAGAATACTTTTGCAGTGTTACCAACATCTACAATAGCCGCTTCCATCGCTTTACGCGCTTTTTTTTCTGCCTGTTTTAAATCAAATTTATTGCTCTTTGCCATTATGTCGGTATAGGTAAATTCCAATTCTTTTTAGCTATTTCTTTGTCACCCTTTGCAATGTCAAAGTAAGGGTGCTTATCTTTGCCCTTTTCCTTAAACACATATCCATCAATGCCCGCGTTCATACGAAACAATGGCGGCACATCATCGGGCGGATTAAATCCACTTAAATCAGTTTCATCCCCCTCTGATAGTTGTATTACGGTACAACGGCAACGCCATCCATTAGGAGGATAGTATTGCTTCCAGAAAGGGTCATTTATTGGTCTTATGATATTGTCTAATGCCGCGTGTGTTGGCCTTACTCTACCATCACCAATAGTTTGATATTGCAACAACGGTAACACATCGGCATCGGCTTCTATACGCTTCCAATCGGATGCCATACGTGCTGATGCTTTAGCGGTTTGATATTCAGCTTGCAAATAGTCTTGATTGTAAATTTCAAATATTGGTGCCGCAGCTTTTTTAAATGCGTAAAAGTTTGATTGATATTCGGGAACGGCTAACAATGATGTTAATGCTTTGGTTTGTTGATAAGTTTTAGCACCACTAAATACATAAATATTATTAGTCAAATCGGCAGTTAATATCTCATCAACAACAGGTGCTAAATCAATGCCATCTTTTAAATAAGCAGCAGTCTTTAAATAAATTCCCTCGGGCAACACTTGGTTATTAATCGCACCAATCCAAACATCATTTGTGAACCGATTAAAATCGTTTTCATCAAATGGCGTTGGCGGGTCAACTTCTTTACCTATGTTACAAAAAGTACACATTTATTTATAAAGGTTTTTTAATTTGTCGGCTGTTTTTACTACTTCCATTTCTTCATCGCTTAACTCAATACCATATTTCTGCTCCAAATATTCATTCTCAAACTTAACATACGGCATAAATGAGGCATCAATCTTGGCCTGCTCTGCTAACGGCAAACTTTCGCTATCATCATACTTAAATGTGCAACCAGTTAAATCAAAACCGTTTCGGATCATCATTGGCACTAACTGATTTTCAATGATGAATTGCATTTTCAACGTGTCTTGCTTTGATATCATTGCAGCAACGCCCTCGTGAACATTTGCGCTCCCTGAGTAAGCCTTTTCGTCTGTTGTTCCTGTTTGCCCTAAGATTATTTTGCTAATCTCTGAATTGCAACGCTCCACCATCTTATCAAATACGGCATAAGCATCGGTTCTGCTTGCTTGCATTAATTCGATGTTGTCGTTTAAATCTAACACCGCCCATGAAGCCACGCCCATATTTCTGAGCATGTTTTCCATGTTTTTACGTGTCAATTCATCCCTCACATCTGTTTTACCAATACGTATCGGGCTACCGAACACCTCAGCAAACTCTGCCCACGCTGCCATTGCGTTTTTCTTCCAAATAACGTATGGTGCAAGGTACATCATTAATCCTAAATCTTTCTTTTCGCCTACACCGATACACCAATTGTTGTAAGGGCTTTCATCAAAGTGTTTGCCATCGGTTACAGTTGCTGTGTTGCTGCGAACTAAACTAAATTCGGGAACAACGTAGATGCGCGGCACCAGTTCTGTATAGGTGTATTTATCGTTAACTACTGGGCCAAATTGAACTAAACTAAATCCCCAAAAGATACTATCTAATGCCATGCTTTGAAAGTCATAAAACCACTTTTGGTTAAAGTAGGCAGTTTTGCTTTCGTCAACTTCGCCATCGGGACCACAAACCATAAATTTTTTGCACAATATCTTTGATTTGCGTTGTAATACTGCGCTTTGTAATTGCGCATCTAGCCAAATTTGTTGATATGTTTGCATCAACAAGAATCTGTTTGGGTACATTGGGCTTTCTGCCGCTTGTAATGCAATGTTAAACTTTTGCGCATCTTGACGCACACGTTGTAACTGTTGCTCAAAGTCAATAGTTTTACGTATGTTAGCCTTTTGTGGCTGAGGTTTGTTGAAGTTAAATATATCGTTATACCAAGCCATTATTTAAAGAAATTATCTTGTTTATCTAAACTGTTACCGTAACGAATACTGAACCCCTCGCTATCGGTTGAATTGATGTTTAACACCTCAGCGGTATCTGTGCCACTTGCCCATCTGTCTAATTGGTCCAATGCCTCGCGGTTGCGTTCAATTCTTAATTCGGGTATGTTGCGCGGGTTTATCCTTGCATGTAGGTTATACAATGTCATATCCATTGCAAGTTCAACAAACATCGGGTATCGGTTATCACCAACGGTCCAATAGGTAGCATTGCTTGTTGCAATGTTAATCATTTTTGACCAAAAAGCGGTTTTAGTTAACGCTTCGTTTGTGCTTGCTGCTATTGCTGTGTAAACATAGCCATCATCATCAGTTACAATGTTGCCAATGATGTATTGGGTTGTTTTATTCCATCTATCAAAGTCGTTAACATGCGTAATTGTTTCGCCTGCAATAACTCTGTCGCGTGTACGATAATGGCGCGTGTTTGAATAGGCATCCATTGTGCCTAATTCAATGTCAACCATATAACGCTGCACCAATTTAGTGCGCATTCTACTTATGGCCTTAACCTCGCTATCGTACAAGTTTTGCGGGGTGTTCTCAGTTATCTGATTGAGGTCAACCGTTTGAATAATTGAAAGATAGTCGGAGGTTTTTAAGAATCGTGCCATGATGCGAAATAATAAAAAAAAATTTGATATTTGGTAAATATGTAACTAAAATTAATTATGTTTGTGGTGAAAACTAATACTAACTAACTATGAAAGCAAATGAACTAATGATAGGCAACTATGTCTATAAGTGTAACAAACCGCATAAATTAACTGCATCGGATATTCACAGAATATCAATTGCAAATAAAAAAAACAGACCAACAACAGACTTTTTACCAATAGCAGTAACGGATGAATTATTATTGAGTATTCCAAATCGTCTTGCTATTTTAAATGAGCCTAAAGATGGAAAGTTTGTTTATGGTCAAAGATTTTGTTTAGGCACAAAAGATTCCAATATGGCTGAACTTGGTAAATTTGGGAATGATTGGTATTATCGAATTAATGGGTCAAGTAAAGATGTAAAACTTACATCATTCCATCAATTGCAAAATCTATTTTTATTAATAGCAAAGGATTATTTAGAACTAAAATCTACTCACTGATTTGTATTCTGCATCTCTACCAACAACAACAAGCGGTTTGATAATGCCTGTTTGGAAGCGTGCGTATTGTGAGGCGAATACCGTTGTAATTAAATATCGAGTTAAATCCACAATATGCCCATAAGGCTGGTAACTTACTTTGGTTACTGGATCGGTTACGGTTTTCTTATCAACTTTGCCGTTTTTATCCTCCTTTGTGTTTTCGTAATCCAATATTGCCACGCGGCAGCTTTCATCAGCAACAAAACTAATCCCTTGCTCATTGTAGTCAAGTATCGCATTAAAGAAATCTGCACTCGGGCGCACATTTGGGTTTGACTTAGCCACGCGCCTTATTGGTTTAACTTCATCAAGTTCGTTTATCAGTAATCGAAATAAATCAAAGCCTTTTTCTTGTTTAACATCGTCCTTTTGCGATGTGCTATCCCCACACACGTACACATGCCCTGTATGCTTCCAATGTCGTAACCGTTGCATTATTGCCCTGCCCATTGCTTTGGTTGTGTTATCGGGGTTCTTTAACGCTATGCAGTCAATCATTCTTATTTCATTATCATCACTAATTTGAAAAATTCCACATGGAAAGTAAGGGTTTACGTTTTCATCGAATGATAGCCAAACTGCTAATGATGGGTCATAAGTTACAATGCCAGTATGCTTAACAGTTGACCAACTTTTTAGAAACTCGCCACCGAAATCCACTTTGCCCCATTCGCCAAGGACATAAACTTTGTGCAAGTTCGGGTTAGCTTTTACTCGCTCTGTTAAGTGCTTAATGTAATCTGCATCAAGAAACGCATTATCCTTGTACGTAGTATGCAGCAAGTAAGTATCTGAATCGGGCGCATCAAAGAACCTGCGCTTTAACCAGTGTTGCTCAGATATTGGGTTAAATGTAATTATGAATTGCTTATAGTTGCTTGTTTCACCCCTTACCCTTAACTCTAACTGATTAAAGTCTAATTCATCAAGTTCTGTTGCTTCTTCGCACCAAACCGATGTGATACCAGCAATGGATTTAATTTTTTCGGGGTCATCCATACCAGCGCAAAGTATTTCGTTGCCAGTTGGATTGTGGGTAAAGCGCATTTCAGATTTATTGATGGTAAACTCTGAATAAATATCATACTCCAATAGTTTGTCAATCAACAACTGATAAACTGAATTTCGTATTGTGGTCGCTACTTTACGGATGCACAGTATTCGGTGATTGCGCTCGGTTGTGGTGCGAAGTATGATTTTTTGGATGGCTGCTATGGATTTGCCCGAGCCAATCAGCCCGCCCCGCCTTTCAATACCAAGTATCTATGTTGGCTTGAAAGCGCGGGGCGGTATGCTTCGTTAAATTTTATCTTACTTTTTAGCATCTATAAACTCTACTTGCCACAGTTTCATTTGCTCTCCCTTAGATGTCAAATCAGCGTTAACCGATGTCGGTATCAATTTAGCTGCCAACTTATAAAACTCAGTTGTGTTTTCTTTGGCCCAATTAGCAAGGTTGGCATTTTCATCCCCTTGTAATTCATTGAACGCAATTTCAAACGCTTCCTTAACTGATTTGGTCAGTTTGTTGGTTGCTCCTTTTGGTTTGCCTTTGTTTCCTTTCTCAAATTGTGCCATCGTATTTTTCCGTTATTATCGGGATATTCACCCCACAAAGATACAAATTATTTTAATATGCAAGTGATTAACATCGCAAAGTATAACCAAGGGGAGGGAATAAACCCAGAGCAGTTAATATATCTTCCTGCACCCCCTCAAACGAAGTAGCAACAATATAATAACCGCCATCACTTTCAACCGCTTTTTTGCGCTTTAATTGGTCTGGGCTTATTCTGTCACTTGGCGATTTTACTTCCAACGCAAACATTCTACCGTTAAGAACACATTGAATGTCCTCCATGCCAGTATGTGTGCCTTTAAGAAAACCAACACCAGGTCGATATCGGCCCTCTGAGCTGATCCTACGTGCTGAATTACAACCATGGACTGATTTTAAGTAGGCAATAATTAAATCAGTAAACTTATTGGTATTGAATGCATCCTTGGTTACCTTATGCTCAATGATGTTGTTAATGGGCACGTCTAAATGGTTTGTTGTGAGCTCGGTTTTGCGCTTCTTAACTACTTTCTTCTTGCTGAGGTTAAATCGTTCAATGGGTAATGTGGCCCAGAATGCCTCATGCATGGTTGACCGTTTGTAGGTGTTGTGGTAGAATAGTTCGAATTCGGGGATTGTGTAGATTTTCATTGTAAAAGTTATTTATTTTAAATTATTACTGATTTATTACTGATTTATTACCAAAAAATTACCAAGCGTATGCCTTACTACCATTACTCTATATTATTATTATTATTAAAAGTAATAAAGTAATATATATTTTATAAACTTTATAGCATTTCATATTATTCATGTTTTTCACCGTAACTTTTTGTAAATTACTGTATTTTATTACTTTGTTGATTTACAGTGTATTAATAGGTAATTAGTAATTTTAGTAATTTTACTATGCAAATCTTGGTTTTTCTTCACTTGGCTCATCAACGCTTAATTCTGTTTGTTTAAATTGTTGGTATTTAATATGATATGGGTTTTTAAATACAAATGGAAGCCCAGTTTTAGTCTGTCCGTTATTTGAATCCGGAAAGCCTTTATATTTTTTAGTTTCCAAATTTACCAATTTCATTTCATCCTTTATCACTTTTCGAATATAGCTAACAGAATATTGATTATTTGTTAAAAACCATTTTTCTTTAATATCTTTGGCAGTCGCTTCAATAAATTCAACACCATCATTATTCATAAACCAATCGTCAAAATATTCTCCAATTTCTTTTCTTAGTTGGCTCCTTGATTCTTCCATAACCACGTGCAAAGATTCAGTTTCAATTTCTT